CTCGATAGCCTCGTAAGCAGTCTCTCCGTTTTGCAGGGTGAATTTATCTATCTCCTCGTCGATAATTAATTGAGATGTGTCAACCGTAATACCAAACGGCAAAACAATCGCTCGAACGATGTCACTGAATTTTGCCTTAGTCCAAGTATTTGAGGGAACAATCGCTGCGCTGTCTATCATATCGCAGGTGATGTCTCTACCTTGAATCGACATCTGTGTCGACTGGCCGGAAAGCTTTAATTTCACTCCGTCGATGTATCCGTTGATAAGAGGAAAATTCGCTCCAAATAAATCCTCTTTGACAAACAATTTAGTTGAGATTCCTTCTGTTATCTGACTCGTAGCAGAGCCCTGCTTATCGACAAGTTGAACTGTAAAGCTTCCGCAAAAACTCTCCATAGTTCTTTGCACGGAGATGCTTTTCCACCCTGTAAAATCAGAGGTGCCCAGCTGCATTACAATATCGTCACTCATTGACTTTTACCTGTATCGGTTCACCCGAGGAAACAAATCCCGGATGTATAATTTTATTTCTATCGATTATGTCCTGCTCGTTGTAGAGGTTTCCGTAAATCTCGTTCGTTATTAAGAGTGTGTTTCTAGTCTCTGGTAACTCAAAGTCCACTAGTCTCGGAAGGTTTATAGAACGCTCGTCAAGGTCGTCGTTAATAGCCGACTTTGCGTCTCTAAGTGTCTCGTAAATATCATCTGTTACAAAAGACGTTCCAGAAATGTCGTCTATTAAATCAAACAATTTTATTTTAGCGTCTAGCGCGTCTTGCTGAGACCCAAACGGAACCTGTGTTATCAACCCAACTAGAGCGCCTGTTGCGGTCATCTTCATAACCTGTTGAACCTGATACGCAGGATAGTCTTCGTCTTGACTAATATCGGTCGGCGTATCTACAAACGGAGTCGCTGTCGACTCCACTATCTCATACAATTCTCTCATCTGTCGGTCTGCGTTATCCGCTGTCGCGTTAAACAATAAACTAGAACCCGGATCCGTTCCAAAATTTATCAGGTCGTCGAAGCTACTCGCGATAAGACTTGCATTCAAAGAAAGCGCTATAACTTTACCCTGTAGATTTTCGAGAGAACGCCTGAACTCAGCCTGTGTATTTGCGAGTTTTTTGGCTGCATCTACAACTTGAAAAGCTTCGTCGATTGTATCGTTGACGTCCTCCAGGAATCTAACAGGAGTACTCACGATATCGTATGCGTTTTCAAACCATGCGAGTATCTTTTCTAGTAAACTTTGCTTCGCTGCTCGCGCGCGCGCGGCGGCGTTTGGATATATCTGTACGAGCCCCAAATCAAGCGACTCGTGGAACGTTAAATTAAATCTAGCAACGCGTCCCTCTTCCGTGGTCTCGGTCTCCGTGAACGGCCCTGGAACTACTTGGTATATCCCTCTATAAGGATGATTTAATATACCTGGTGTCGACTCATCTTCGAGCGCTGCGATTAAATTCTCTCTCGCTTCGAAATAATTATCATCGACAATATACGCAGTTAAATTAAATGTGCGCTGGCTTCGTCCCAAGTCCTCAAATAGAACATCGTCCCTATCTGGAAACTCGTGGACAGCGTGACGCCTTCCGCTCGAATAAGTATGCGCTCGAATGAAAAACGGAACACCTCTGAAGGAGGCTTGCTTATATCCCTTTATCCACGTCGCAACCATTACAAAGTATCTCCTATTAACTCGCCGGTATCCGCGTTGCTGATATTTACGTTTCCAGATTTCTCCACCGTCGCTCCCTTGGGAAGATTGGCGAATCTAATATTGACCTCTGATTTTTGTTTGAAGTTTATATTTTTATTAATATCTGCACCTTCGCCTAGCCCAAACAAAAACGGGTCGTCCATACCTTCGCGAACCCCTTCGTCTGCAAAGAATTTACCTGTGAATTTGGTATTAACTTTTACTTTTTTCTTTAGTTCTTTTTCATCCCCTAGTTCTTTATCAATCCATTTTTCCGCAAGAATACCTAGTCCCGTACCAAGATCCGTTACCCATTTTATCGCATCTTTAACAGGTTTCAAAAAACCTACCAGCTGATCCCATAGGTATCCAATTCCTTCTCCAGCCTCTTTGAATTTAGGTCCCCAGTAGTCGCCTATGATTTTGCCGACAAGGCGAGCAACTTTGCAGAACATTTTAACGAGCCATACAAACGGTCTCAAAACTTTAGTAAGAATTTTAAAAGCTACAGACAGCGGATTGGTCGCCATTACCCATTTGACACTCCATCCCACTAAGGGTGCAATCGCACCTACCAGACCTTTTATGATTGCGCCAACATCTTTTATTATTTCCCATGCATCCTCTAGTATAGGTGTCACCCCACTAAATGCACTACCCAATCCTTCCTGTATTGCCGTTCGAATAGGCTCCAACTCATCCCATAGGAATGCTATTGCGGCCACTACAAGCCCTATTTTGGCTGCCAATACAACAATCGGCGCAGCCAACGCTACCAACGCAGCCAGTCCGCCCGCTGCGCCTATCGCTCCCAATATGCCACCTATCGCTCCTACTACTTGACCGGCGATTAGAAGCACAGGTCCCAACGCCGCTGCGAACATAGCAACCTGTAGAATTATCTTTTTCGTTTCCGGGTTAAGCTCCGCAATTTCTTGAAATACCTTCGCCAAAGTGTCGGCCATAGACGCAAGACTATCGAGCAACCCACTCTCGGCAAACGCAATCGCAACTCCTTCGAGCGCAGACGTAAAACGTTTGAAGGCACCTGTCGCGCCTCCGGTCATTATATTGACCATCTTCTGAGCAGCGCCCGGTTTCATTTCTGTTAATGTGGTTGACAGTCGGCGTAAACTAGAATTGAAAGTGTTGACATCTCCAACCATAGGCAACGCAGCCGCTATCGCACGCTTACCGAATATCTCTTTTATGGCTGCAATTTTCTGAGGCTTCGTTAAATCCGACAACCCCGCCGACATATCACCAAGAATATCTTTAAAGTTGCGCATATTGCCTGCGCCGTCGGTTAGCTGCAGGTTCATGTCTTTGAATAGCTTCTTAGCCTTTGCAGAAGGTGCGGTAATGTTTACCAGTGAAGTACGTAGCGCAGTTCCAGCGAGCGAGCCCTGTATACCCATATTACCTAAGAATCCAGATGCGGCAGCTGCGTCTTCTAGACTCATCTCGAATTCTCTCGCAACCGGAGCAACGTATTTCATAGTATCCGCGAGCATCTCCATGTCAACGTTGGCGCCTGCGACAATGGTAGCAAATACGTCCGCAACTCTACCAGATTCCGTCGTAGATAGTGCAAACGCCTGCATAACGTTCGATGCGATATCTGCGGTCTGAATTAACTCCGTACTAGTCGCAGTAGACAACGCGAGCACGTTTGGCAACGCCTGGAACACCTCAAGAGAATCCCAGCCAGCCATAGCGAGTTTCTCTTGAGCTCCTGCAACTTCTCGCGCGGTGTGAACGGTTGTCCGACCTAATTCCTTCGCTTGATTTCGTAGGTCTTTTATCGACTTGCTAGTGACCGTAACCTTTGCCTCAACCTTGCGAGACATGAAGTCAAAGTCCGCTCCGACCTTTGCAGCCGCTCCTCCTGCTAGCAACAAAGGCATAGTCACAAATCGAGTCATGGACTGACCTGCGGACGTAAGACCGCGACTAACGCGCTTTATGTTTTGCGTTATCCTGTTGTATTTTTTAGTAAACCGATCATCGCCGATAATCGGAATTCTAATTGGAGGAGTCGATGGCATTTAGCGCTTTCTATTTAAAGTCGCGCTCAGCTGCCTTTGCCCAGAATACAAGATCGTCGGCTGTGAACTTGTAAATAGTGGTAACTGGGGACCATCTATACGCTCGTGCGATGAGCCTTATGTCGTGACGCCAGTCTCCACATCGTCTTCGCCAGATGTCAAAAAATAGTTCACTATCTCCATTGATTTTTGAGCGTCCTCCCAGCACAATTTTTTAATTGTCTCAGGAAGCTCTCCGGTCATGCCGGAAATCATAGGTATCATGTGACCTATCTTCATGCCTGTACCCGTTTGTCCGACGGGAATATGGGCAAGCATACCAAGCGTCAATTCGTTCTTGAATTCAATTCTAGTAATTACCTTCGACCCGCTCTTAATCTGTTTTTTTAAATCGATTGGAACGGGTAAAATGTAATGAACATCTTCTCCAACGTCGGGAGCTGAATTCTCTTCGTTGATAAAGGTATTCTCTTCTTCATTGAATTCTGTGTCTACTATTGTTTTTTTCATTCTAAATACTCCGTTTATCTTCTGTTAGGCTGGAACCTCAGTCCCAGAACGTCCTTCGAATTTTACGGGGATTTGACCTTCCTCTGTGGTCATATCACCCTCGAGCGCATAGAACGCGTCCTCCACCATAGCCGTCTTTCCGTTCGACAATTTGAGTGTTACAGTACCGTCTGTGAAATTTAGAATATCATTTATGATATCCAAGTCTGTATCGTCTCGAATTGCCCCTGAGATAGAAGCTACCTGCGGAGTCTCCTTGTATCCATGTACTCTATCGGCGCCAACGAGCGCCTCTCTTTTGGGCTGTCCATAATTAACAGTAAAGTCACCGACTGCGTCCATCACTTTACCATTAGTTTGGAGAGTAATTATTCCACCTCTTCTAGACATGTTATCCCTCCGATGCTTCTAGTTGAAACTGCATAATGCCGGATCCAACTATGAACTGATTAATGAGGTCTGGAGGCAATAAGAAGTCGAGTCTATTAGGATTCGACTCGTTTCGCTCGACAACAATCTGCTTTTTAAACAGATCCAAGTTCTCGACTTTGCCTTCTCGCTCTTGTGTTTTGAACCATGCAATTGATTCTGCCTTGCCAACGTCGGGAGTCATTACCTGCTGTCCAGCTTTGATAACGTCGGCGTTGTTCGCAAGCTTCGCACGTGGATACTTACTCAGAATCCATTGTACCCATGTGTATCTCAAATCCATCAGCACAAAAACCGTGTTTTGAAATTGATACGCGGTATCGGAAGCGCCTGCACTGTTTTTTAGATACATAGTAACCGTTGATTCGGTCTGCACTCCGTTTGTGTCGGTGATGGTCGCGATAGATGCGATTGCGAGTTGATTTCGCTCGACGGTGGTCCACCTGTCGTCTTCAGAGACTGTCTTTAGTCCAGACAATGTCATACGATGGAGAGGTACCGCAGTATCGCTCTGGATACTCTCTGCGGTTCTACCTACGACCGCAGCGGATAACTCGTAAGTCGACTCGAGACGGTTATACGAAGGAAGCAATACTACGTATTGATTGTTTCTATCCGTGCTGGTACCGAACGTAATCATATTCGCGCGCGTGTCTCGCTTCGCAGAATACCAAACACCGTCTTTCATTACCAATGGCCCAGTCTGAACGAGGGCAAAGTCCTCAATCAAATCTAAGTTTGTGGTGTCGTTGTACGGATGCGCAATGATGTTGAACCAAGTATCTCCAATTACGTCGAGAACGTCCTGTACATCGGGATCTCCGGTGCCAGGGGTAATTGCGTTGATGGTAACTGTGATTCCAGAAATGTCCGCCTCGCCTGCGTTGTAATTTTTTCGAATATCCAAATCACCTGCGTTGACACCCTTGTTCTTCGCGGTAAACGTCAACGTCGGCGTCGCGTATGCAACGGTCACAGGTAGGTCGACTTCTGCGTTTACAGCTACAACTATCGCAGCTGCTACCTCGTCGAACGTGTCTCCAACTGCGACGGAAGTCGCAACCCTATCACCTGCGATGTAAAGCACCACTTCGCCTGCTGTCGCTGCGGTAGTTCCTCCCATTGTGATAGTCGTGGTCGCTGCAGCGGAACCACCTGCGTCGGCCTGCATGATAATGTAAGTGGTTGTGACGTTGTTATTTAAAAAATACTTAATTGCCATTCTGTGAATTTGAGAACCAAATCCACCGTAATCTGCAACTTCGTCGGCGCTAGTAACTAAGTATTTTGTGTCCACCGCCCCCGTTCCAGATGCAGTCATCTGTCCCACAAGGAGCGCTGTGACCGGCATAGTCGCCGGTCCACTAAATGCTCGGCTTGCGTCGAATTCTACTCCGACGAAAGGAACAATAATATTTGAGGGAACTCCGGTAGCCATTTAGCCCTCCTTCTTGGTTGTTTTTTTAGTAGCTTTTAAAACTACTAAGTCTTTGTCTTTTATCAGCCGTCCGATTAATGGTGTTCGGTTGACCCAGGCGCCTTCCTCTTTATAAGGAATCCGTCTGCTCAAATCGTCGAGCACTATCAAATCTTTGTGGGCTGGTTGAACTAATATTCGTTTCATTCCAACTCTCCTTGTGCTTCTAGTAATTCGCGGTCAACGGTTTGCGCGGTTGAATCAACGCGAATGATTGCCATGTAATATTCGTTAAAGTCGTCGTATTTTTTTGTGCCTTGCACATCGGTATCATAGGGGAGTTCCCACTGAATTCGTTGTCCCAAAATGCGTCTATCTCCCTCGGTGTCTACGTTGTAAGGCGTAGTGCCTATAAGTCTCATGCCAAGCAATAGACCTATCTCATGATTTGTATTTGCGTCGTATCCGCTTAGGTCAGTTGCGAACGTAATATCATTAAAAAAGGCTTTTTCAATCCGATATGCAATCTCGTCTGCCTCGTCTTCCGCAAGCTCGTTTAAAAGAGGGTCGGTGTCCGGGTCGATTTTCTCCTCGACCAAAACATCCGTATTAAGCATTAGTCCTCTCTGATGCGCTCTTGGAAATAGTTCGCTTCCGCCGATTACCGTCGCTGGTTCGTCTGCAAAATAAACAAGAATACACGGAAGCTCGTCCAGGAAAACAGGACTCGGACGACTGGAGAAAACACGCCCTCCAACGTCTGAGTTGTTCTTCAACTTTAATACCGCGTATCGTCTTACAGCCGTTCTGGGATGTGCTACGCTCATTGTTTTAACCTGTGCAAGTATAATGTCGTAATGCCAACGCCGTCGGAGATATAGTCGTCAACCGTGTAGCGAATATCTTGTATTTTCACTTGGTCCTGCTTGGTTATTGGATGCGCTAATTTGCTCTCTTGAATCTGCACCTGCGGTCGCATCGTGTTGAACTCAGCCTCTGAACCGAATTGCGCAGACGAATGAGGGTCGTCGTATAAGGTTCGATACGTCGTCCATTCGTCTAGTTTCGCGTGATAGTAATGGAGTGTTTCTCCGAATTCCGTCTGATTGAAAAACACTCCATTAATATCGTCCTCTAACTGTGAGAAGAAATCCGTCCGACCGACGAGCAGCACCGAGGGAACTCCTGTCCCTCGCGTGCGCGTGATGCCATCTGGTGTTACGGTAAAACTCATAAAGTAAATATCCCGTCTGCGCCAGAGTCCCATTGAATCGTGATGTTAGAACCATCCGGCGTTATGGGGAACTGTGATGCTGAGTCCATTAGGCAAATCAACAAACTCGTTTCACTGTCGGTTGTATTTTTCATAATAACTATAGCGTCTACGTTATCACCTTCGACCGATGTAAAAATCGAATCGTCGGCTCGAAACGTAGTGCCGTCTAAAGTCTTTCCAGTTAGAGTGACCTGAGCAATTTGAGCGGCCAACGGGATGTCGGCTTGCGTGTCATCAGAATCAAGATCCGGAGTATAGAAATCTAAATCGATTAACAACGCAGCTATAGAGTCGTTAACCAAGTCGATGTCAGCTCCCATAATAGAGGCGACTCCTTTTTCGTACATCCCGTCGGCCATAAAAACTATTTACCTTTCTTTTTCGAAGTCTTCTTTTTCTTTGCTTTCAACTTCGATTTAGGTTTGGATTCCTTCTCCTTTTCGGGCGGAGATGAATAGGGCGCTACCTCTTCGGGCTTCTCAGTCTTGGGTAGTGGCTCGGGCTCGGTTACTACTACTTCAGGCTCCGGAATGATGGTGGGCTCTGAAGGTGCCTCCACCTCTACGCGCTCAATCATATCCTTGTCCATCAAAAAAACCTCGGTGCCCTGGTCCACTTTGAAAGGAGGTGAGTCTTTGGTATAAGTCTTTTTCTTATACATCACGCTCCTATCTCCAATAACTTTTACAAGTCCCATGATTATTTAACCTCGACTGCAACAAAAGCTGCAGGCTGATGCATGCCAACCAAGGGGGAACTCTCGAGGGTGATGTGGCCTTTTTTGCCGTTGTCGTCAATCCACTGCAGCGGGAACCATCTGCCTTGGAAGTCGCCTTCTTTAAGGTTCTCGATTTTTGCGTAGTGAAATCTGAAGTCAGCCTGTGTGCTTCCCATGATAGCGTAGTCGGTCGGGATGTAAGGAACATCGGTTCCGCTCGAGTTAGTGTACAAGCCCTGGTAGGAATACACTTCGATATTCATACCCACCCCGGAATAAGTTCCGAGGTAAGTCGCGCGCTGGCTGTTGATCTGCTTGAGATTAATCTCGCCTCGTTCGACACGTCGATTGTCCAGATTGCCCAGGATAGTAGAATCTTTCAAAAACAGTTGGGCAGCCTCGGTACCTAGAATCATAACGTCCGCAGTCGGAGCGCCGGAATCGGCTATTAGTGCAGACCATGTTTCCATTTGCGCAGTTTTATCCTCTGTGCCAGTACCCCAGATATTTGCGCCAGCCAGAGTGATGAGGTTGTTTGCGTTCTGTCCGAAGTCAACCTCGTAATCTACGTCCACTCCACTAACCGCAACTTTGCCAGTGCTTAGAGCTTCTGCAACCTGCTGCTCTTCGCGACGCATAACGCGGCCTTGCAACTGCTGCAGCCATTTAGCTGTCCTTTGTGCAATAGCCTGCTCCGCGTTTGCTTCGTAGCGATTAACACCAGCGAGTCTCACATTGACGTCGCGAGACGTGTATGTGATTTCCTCATTGATATAAGGCGCGAAATGCAGCTTCGAGTTGTATCCGTCTTTACCAATTTTGGTAGAGTCACCGTCTCTTGAAACGTAAGTCGCGATTGTTTGAGTTCCGAACACCTGGTCAATCTCGATGTACTCTTTGTCGGTGTAATTTCTCTCTTTAACAAAGAGGTCCTGAAGAAATGTGGTATCGGTCGGGATTTGCCGCATAGCTCTCACGAGCTCAACGGGTGTATATTGTATAATAGGGTCAGTCATTTTTTATTCTCCTACCACGTTGTCAGAAAGTGTTTTCTGAAAACAGCTGGCCATTCTCATCTCTACTTTCATGTCTGCCGCTGTGGTTGAACCACCGAAAGTCAACGTCGCTGCGTCAAACTCGCCGGTGAGAGCAACGGACGCCACCTGAGTCGCCGATGTGGTCGTTACGTCCTCAAGTAGCACACATTGAAAAACCGCACTCCCATCGACAGCGGTGTCATCAAGTGCGAGGTAGTAACCAGTAGCCGTGATTTTTCCTAAAACACAGCCTCTAGTTAGAGTTTGGTTTACGTCAATAGTTGCGGTGTCTCTTACTATCGGAAATTCTCCAACGATAAGATTATCCATTGTTACTGAATCTGTTGATGTACCAGGCATTAGTTAGCCTCCTTCTTTTTTGCGAGGTCTTTGGCTGCTTGCTCAAGAGCGTCCGCGCGTCTTTTTTTGGTTTCTTCTTCTTCCGTTAAATTTCCGGCCTCTGCGTCAGCCTGGGATACGTGAGATGCTGTGTCTGCAGCTGCTCGTCCTGTAGCTGCTTCGGTGTTAACGAATTCAGCCTGCGCTTTCGAAGTTACGCTGAGCAATTCAACCGAAATTTTTTCGGCTGTCGCGCCTTCGTCGAATTTTCTAGCATCAATTTCTTTTCGTACTTGAGCTTTTATCTTCTCAGGAAGAGCAGATACTTGACCCATAAGAGCTTCGATGCTTTTAATTCTATCTCGCTCGGCTGCTTTTGCTTCTTTTACTATCGCCTCAACTGCTGTCGGTTGCTGATTTCTCAGCTCTTCAGTTGTCAAGACCGTAGGTGTGTTTTCAGACATATTATTATCCTCCATGTCTTCGGTGTTTTCGATTTTTTCTATCGTTGCTGTGGCCTCCATAACGCCAGTGATGGCACTTGAAGAACTGTTTATATTTATCAAACCGTCGATCATTCCTGTTTTGATTGCGTCGGGCTTGGTTGCGTCTGGGTCTTTTGCAATGAGAAGTCCACCGCGTCCGAAATCCTTTATTACTTTATCTTCACTAACTCTACGACCACTGGCCACTCGGGAAATGAAAACGCGCTCGATTGCGTCCGCCTCTTTTTGAAGTACAGAACGACCCTCATCCGTCGCCAAGTCGGGCACTTTATTGGGCGCGTTCCTGGAAACAATACGAGCTTTTTTAATTCCTGGTGTTTCTGCATCGAAATCCCTGTCTATAGATGTAATAATAACTCCAACTGAACCGGTCATGTTCGTAGGTGCGCTGGAAAAAATTTCAGGTACTTGAGACGCTAGCCAGAAAGCTCCGCTAGCAATTATTCCTTCGTTGATAGCGATAACCCTTTTCTGCTTGGCTAGCTCCGCGATTGCCTGAGCAGCTTCGTCCGTTCCGAATACTTCTCCGCCTGGGGAGTCGAAGTTTATCTGTACCGCTTTGATTTTATCGTCGTTTAACGCAGTATTTGCAGCCTCAATAATTTGAGAGAAAGTGGTGATTTGAACTCCGAACAATGTATCCCAAAAATTAGGTGCTGTACTCGATAGCATTCCCTTGATATTGATAAACGCTACATTGCCAGCCCTCGATAAAATCGAAGAAGTCGTTTCATCATTCGATTCTATGCCAAATAAAATATCAGATTGTTTTTGAGATATCTCTTTCATATGAGCGTTCGCAACTGTATCTAAATAACTCAGCAGAAAGTTACTCTCACAGGCCCATATTTTGTTAGCGGTTCTCATATAAAATCAGACCTAACTTTACCAGCGCTATCCGGACTAAAGACGTAAACGTCTGCAGCGGAAGCAATGTCCAAGTCCCACTTATCAGGCATAATAACTTTTTCTGTGTCTCCCGTCGGTGCTGCCTGCCCAGTCGCGCGAAGTGTTTGAAAAACGCGCTGACCTGGTAGCATGTTGTAAACGGTTCCTTTTTGAACGCTCGTTTGAATTTTCGTCCATGTATCTGCTGTCAGTGTTGAAACAACTGGATTAGCCATTATTCTTCTCCTCCTGGTGCTGGCTCCGGATCGCTCTGTCCGTCTGGTCCGACTATCTCGGTGGGCTCTGGGCTGTCTGGAATATCTAAATCGTCCATCAAATCCAACTCGCGCGCATAGCGACGCATCGCGCCGTCCCACCTGTCTCCGTGGGTCTTCATATATTCCTCTTCGCGCGTAGATAGTTTATTGTTTACCTTGATAACCGCAGCTCTCGACTCATCCAAGGGATTTAACTCTCCCTGACCTGCGCCTATCCAAGCAGCGCGAGCCCATGCACGTGCAATAACTAAATCTTCGAAATAACCGGGCGCCTGAATACGTCCTTTAAGTACGCATTCCCGAAGCACCTCTTCCGAAACAATAGAGCAAAATCCTTTGGTCAGCTTGCGCCGATCAACCATGAAACCTTTCCACGCTTCGTTCGAAGCCGCTTTTGCAGCTGTGTACGAAGTCTGGAAATGCATATGAACCATCTCAATCGGCATATTTGCAGCAGCGCTCACTTGTCGAGCAATTGCGTCGAAGAATTTCTCGAAACTATCATCTGCTTTTTTCGGGTCGGCTATCGTAATGTCTTTTTTATCATCTAGATAATGGATGTTTCCATATCCCATCTCTAGGTCGAATTCATCTCCGCTGGATTTAGCCTCTTGAACTGCGTTTGGACCATCTCCCCCTCCTCCGGTTACTACCTCGGAAGGAGTGAATCCCTCTTGCATAAGGTTGCCAAATCCAGACATATCTTTAATAAAAACGCTAAAGAAGGCACTTACTAAAATATTCATCATTTCAGCGTCGGTTATTCTAGTTATCTGCTTAAGTGCGTCGATTACAGGCGCGAAAATAGGCATTCCTCGCACCTGTCCGATGCGCTCCCCGCACATAAAATGCCAGATTTGTCGCTTTCCGTCCGGTGCAAAAATAGGAACTCTTTTTACGGTTTGACTCTTGCTACCGTCCCATTCGCTAGGATAATAATTAGCCACCCAGTAAGCTGATATTTGACCTTGTTTATTTTTCTCAACGCCTCCTCGGATATTGCTACCGTGCATATCGGGGACAGTCTCTGGGTTTCTAACAAGGTCGGAGTCGATGAGTTTTACGCTTGTTTCGTACGGAGACTCAGTGGTCGGTCTCCATGGCAACATAAAAAACACATCGCCGTTTAATAACATGTTGAAAAACAGCTGAGCTTGCATCTCTCCGAACATTAGAAGACCGTCGAAATCGGCGCTGTAACTATCTGCCCACATGTCGAATTCACGCTCGAAAGTGGCTTCCCATCTGTCCGCCTCTTCGGAGTCCAGTCCTAAAAATTCCCGGTCGACCCGAGATTGTAATTTCAGTTCTGGTCCGATAACGTTTATCGTTTTTCGTCGCAGAGTGGAGACGGCCAAAGGACTCGTCATGAACAAGTCTCTGGACAGAGCTCGGCTTCCTGCTAATTTTGGGATGGTATCGCCGTCCGGGGATAGCGGAGTCGCGATAGTTCCCTTCATACTTTTTTTGTTAGAGCGCGGCGTGATGAATCCCGACTGGGCAAGAAATTTAGTGCGGAGCTTCGAACGTAACCTTTTTTCTCCCCATTGAGGAGAGACCGCCAGTGCTACATTATCCAGCCAGGATTTTTTTACCATTTAGATATCCCTGGGTACTACCCGCTGAACTCGAAGTTTGTTGCCGGTCTCGAGTTGTTTTCTATCGCCGTATAAATCTCTAATTGTCTTCTGTATTTGATGTAGGTCCGCGCGTGTAAGTGTGCGATTTCCTATAGAATATGACTGAGCGCCACCTAAAATAGCGGCCTCCGCTGCAATGTACAGCGTTAAGCGCGCTTCGATTTGGGTAAGAATTTCTTCACGGGTGGCCATTGCATTAAGTGTAAATGAATAAATATGCAGTGTAAAGAATATTTATACAATGGGTGGCGATTCATGATAGCCCGCCCAATCTGTCAAGGACCGTTTAAGCTTTTTTTGGACCAATTTTGGGCCAAACGGTACAATGGGTAGCGAAATAAAGGACGTGTTAATATTTGACAGGCAAATTGAGGAGGGTTATTCTAGATGGGTAGTCTACACAGGCGGAGCG